TTACGCGCCTTGATAGCCTCTCGCAACCATGCAATGAGCGACTTGGCTTCCCAAATCTGCTGCAATCCATCAGGTATGCGCTTCAACTCATCATCAGTGATGCCCTGCTCGATAAGGTTCTTTTCACTCGTTCCGATAAGAGCGACCTCGCTCTTGTAGAACTGAATATTCTGTACGTCACTCTCTATGCTCTGTATAAACTCTTTTGCAAGGTTAGCGACATGGTTGGCCGATGTAGAGGTCAGGCCGTTCTCTGAGAAAAATACGTTGTTCATAACGATCTAAATTGTTGGGTTAATAAGAAGCCCGCCAACCGATTTGACTGACGGGCATTGTCGAAATTGATATGAGAGAATTTATGAGCGAGCTTTTGCCCAATGCTTACGGCATCGCTTGTTATACTTGTCCTTGCCTGTTCGCATCAAATACTCGCCATATTCCTTTGGTGTCATGCCATAGTTAGAACCAAGCAGCCCCCCCCCTCCAAAGGGAACATAGGGGTTCATAATTCCATTACTGCGAACAGTCTGGTTGGTCATGCGCTGTGCCTGCTGCTGGGTGGAGCGGACGGTACGCTGCTGATTTGCCTGCTGCTGAACAACTGTTGCGCTGTTCTGTGCAGTCTGTTCGATTACTTGCTGTGCGGCTGGTGTAGATACCATACCAAGGCCGACTGCCATTGCACCAGCCATTGTTGCTAACATTGACTTCTTTTTCATAATTTCTCGGATTTGTTTGATGAATAACTCTGTTTAATTATAGTCTAAAACTGTTTGCTGCGTTTTAATTTCTCTGCACTTTAACTTTTGTTATGTGTGCGTATTCCACTTGCCGTTATAGTAGATGATGCCACCATTCAGGCCGCACACTTCTTCGCCAGTCTTGCTGTCATTATACAGGAAAGCGAATGTGAAAGAATGGGCTGCGAAATCCCGATAAATCTCACATCTGTGACTGGAGTTGACTTTGCGATAATGCTTGAACCGCTCGAAGATTGCTTTCAGTGTATCATCACCAATCTCTTTGGCATAGTTCAGCTGCTCCTTGATGTATGAATAGCCACACTTGAACTTGACAGGAATCGTGAAATCGCTGGGCAAAGCACTCATCTTGTTTTGCACCTGCCAGCTATGCAGCATCCAACCACGAATGGCATCCCACAAATGACGTGCTTCCGATCTCGTAATCTTTTCCAGCTTATCGCCATCGTAATAGAACACAAGTTCTTCGTTGTTGTCAACTCCCAAAATAGCATCTGGAGTAGTGTTTCGCTGCAAGACTGCATATAAGCCCTCTTCTGAGCCAATGATGTCACCAAGATACTGTTCACCTATCTTAGCCAAATGAGTATGGGTTGAAGCCACGAACCACAAGAAGCGGTCATCATAGTTCTCCATTGCATCCATGTCATACTTATAGAAGTCGCTCTGGAAGTTGGTCATAACGTCTCGCACCACTTCCGTCATCTGTTTGATAATACGCTCTTTCATAGCTGTAAGTTTGGAGTTAAATGTCAGGTGCAGAGATTTGTTATTGTGCTCTGTTCACCAGTTTGTTATATTCGTAATATGCTTTGTCGTAAGCTTCAAGAGGCTCGTCGAATGAATCACACAAGCTGCCGTCACAGTCCATTTCCCTAATCGCATTGAGCAACACTTCAAGGCTTGGAACTCTGTAAGTCGTGATTATGTGCTTGTTTTCAGCACTCACAAAGTTCTCCCAAACATAGGAGCCGCTGCTTGCTTCGATGCAAAGATTGAGGGCTGCATCATAGAGATTCGCCCTGACTGCCTCGTACTCATCCACGTTGATGAACTTGCCAGCATTTGTGATTTCATCCTCTGGAATGGCCTGTGTTTCTGCAAACTGAGGTGCAGGAGGAAGTTTGTACGAATGAGCATAAGCCCACACTCCGATTGTCAGGATTACAGCTGCCAACACTGCGATTTTGGCGATAGTATTTTTCATTGTTTCTTCTGTTTTGGTTTATATGTGTACTCAATTCCCAACTCGGCGCAAACCTCCCTTGAAATCTGCTCACCAAGATACTTCCGATACTCGTTTCCGTTCCTGCTCATTTTCAGCACATAACATGAACCGTTTGCAGTGATGTAGATGGGATAATCCACACCCTTGCTGTCTTTCCATGTGAAATCAGTCTTTGTGCCTGACTGTGAACGCTCCGTTTTGACTTGCTCGAAAGTCTTGCCCTTTCTCTCATAGTTCTGGGCCTGAACTTGCTGCGAGAGACACATGGCCACCAGCAGCATAATGACATAAATCAGCTTTCTCATACGATATGCTTTTATGGTTTGTAATTTGCCAGCACCCAAAGAGAAAGAAGCTCTTGGTTGCTGCTTGAAAGTTCTCTGTAAAATCTTGTCATGTCACAATCACACTCCTTGGTGAACTTCTCCATCATGTGATCGCCCATGCACCCCTCTCCCCAAATGGCATAAATCCACACTTTAGGGTCGTACCAATTGGAGCACCAGTAACACCACACTTTGATGGCTGCCACTGCACATTTCGCATCGTGTGTCATAACTTCTCGATTTTATGCCACTCCCATAGTAAGCTGGTGGCGTGTTTGATTTGCTTTCCTGCGAATATACCGCTCGATATGCTCACGGCTTCCAGATGTTGTCACTTTGCTGCAAACAATGTGAGAGGTGAACAGTCCGTTATTCACCTCTCGCTTCTGTATAATTCTCGGTCTCATAATTGTCGAAAATGCTAATTGTTGGATTGAATTGATTACTGGAGGCAGAGTGCAGCCTTGACATCGGCCTCGTACTTCTTGGCGAATATCCAGCCAGCACCTACACTCAGGTAGCGGTTGAATCTGCCCTTGTACTTCTCGCAAATGGCCTTGATGGGCTTGGTGTCACCTACGATGGCGAATGACTTCTCCGAATAGTCATGGAACTCCAGATGCAGTTTCTTGATGGCTTTCTTGTCGCTCTCCTTGATGGGCGTGACCTCTGCCTTTGCTAGCTCGTTCTGTGCTTCGGGAACAGCATCCGCAATCTCTTGCTTGCTGGGTGTCGGTACAGATTTCGTCTTGGCCGGTTCTCCCTTTGCCTTGGCCGGTGTCTGCTTGGGCGCAAACTTGGCATTGAAAGCTGCCGTGAATCCTGCAATCATGTAGTCGAGAATCTTCTTGCCCTCTTCTGCCGTCTTTGCCTTGTTGAATACCTGTGCGAACTTTGCACTGTTGTTGCTCTCGTTGTTCTGTGCCGTCTGTGCAGCACCATTCTTCTTGTTTGCCATAGTTGTAAGAATTAAATGATGAATAAATTGGGGTTATTAAGTCTGCCCACACCATCAGATGTGAGTTGTGAAATTATACGTGAAAACTACATACATCAGGGCAATAGCCTCAATGATGAGGATGATGTTCGACAATACTGGGTGCTTATCCATCCATTTTGCGAATGGAACTATGCAGCGTATTGACATGGGGATTTCGTCATTCTGTTTCATAGTTGTGTCCTCCTGTTAGAATATTTCGTTGATAAGTCTGCCCCACAACTTTTCGAGTGATTCAGCCAGCACTCCGTCAAGGCGCAAGTCATTCCAGCAGTCATGCTCCATGTCATAATTCTGGGCATAAAGCTGCTTCTCACGATATACGACTTCCTCACACATGAATTTGCCGTTCTCGTCATCATCCAGCTCGATATGGTCTTGCAGCTTGTGACTGTTCCCGTTCAGCACAAAGTTGATGTTCTCAATCATTTCGCGCTGGGCATCAGTCGCACTCTCTGCAATTACGATCTCAGGCTCCTGCATAGCCTCATAAGCTGCTTGCATGGCATCTTCGTAGTCCTGCTCATCAACCAATTCCAAATCGGTCATAAGCATGTTTTCGTCATTATACATATTCAGCCCTCCAAACTTTAGATTTGCTTCATTTTGCATACGCATGTCAATCTGCTGCCTTTGAAACGCTTGATGGTTATGCAGTTTCCAATCGTGCCAGCTTCCTCTTTTGAGAATTTGTTCTTCGCTTTCTTGCATGTGCGTGAACCCATACCGGCCCTGAAAATCTCACCAGTCTTGGCATATTTTAGCGGTGTGCTCCTATCCATGCCCTCATAAGCACCCATTACATGCTCAATGCTGCCATGAAAACACTTGAACTTGATAGCCTCAACTTTGCGGCCTCTTACCAGATAGCAATGTCCCCTGTGCTGCTCAATGTTCTGTCTTGTGTATGGCATGAGAACCCACTGCTGATTACTCGTCAATCCTGTAAGGACAACCAAAATAGGCTGCTTTCTGATTGAATACTCGCCCAACTCTTTCGCATTAAAGGACACAGACACACCATGCCCTACGGCCAGTGCAAGCTCCTGGAGCCTACGCTGGCCGATTTCTTCTGCATATAGCTTCACTTTTGTATGATTTTGTTTGTGCCGTGTGGTGGCTTCGCTCAACACCACAGACCGCTTCAACGGATAACGGCTACCATTTCGTGCTTAGAACTCCACTCGGTCCTTGCTCACTTCTACCACCTTGCGCTCCTTGCCATCTGTCTTGACGATGTAGCAGTGCTCAATTGCAGCCCACTTCTCTTCGCTCTCCTGCGACTTCTGGGACTCCTTGTCGTACTTGCGTGACTGGATAAGCCCTTTCAGGATGGTGTCAACATTCCACTTGTGTGGGTCAATGAGTGCCAGACGGTACACACTGATGGCCTTGCCGTCCTCTTTCAGTGCCTCTTCCTCAGATGCGAACACACGATAGGAGGTCTCCTTGTCCTCTTCGTCCATTACATACTTTGCCTGCACGTTCTTGAAGATGTAGTTGCCCATCACCTTGTTCTCGTCATTGACTGCAAGCATTTCCTCTCTCCAGCCCCCATTGATAAGGCCAGGGGTATAGCCCTTTTTCACGCCTTTCGCCGTGACGAAGCGAGGCACACCGTGCGCCTCCATCCAGTCCTCCACAGTGAGACCGTCAGTCTCTTCCAGCTTGCGGGTGTAAATGCCCTCAAACTGCTTTAAGACCTGAGAAAGTTGGCCTGTCAGGTACAGAATACCACGTCTGCCTTTGTTCTCTTGCTTTGCGGAAATCTTAGTCTGCTTCATAATACTCTCGTTTGGGGAGTTGCACCCCTGGCAGTCCTTTACTGCCCTTTTGTTAGACATAGTTTGGACCCATGCAGGGAGTCGAACCCTGCACAGGTCAGAGAGTCTTTTCACGTCTGAAACTTGTGCGCCTCCAGACTACACACACCATCACCGCAAATTGTTATGACCTTGCGAGTACAACTTACCCACTGCAGCCACTCATGCCTTTGAACACAATTCGCTCATTACGAAATATGCGTGCAGATTTGTCGCTGGCCTACAACACGCCCATCTTAACTGGGACAATCCGTTGCTAATGTATTTGCACAATACACCCTATGCGCCACCATAAGTTCACACCTCCCCTGTATGTGCCGAATTTACCTAATTTGGGCAGCCTATGCCAACATAGTTGGCGTATGTACATAGTACACCTATTGACGGCAAGCCCGTTTCAGTTGGTTCACAATTGCTCACAGTTTTCCCAACAATACACAATACACCTATTTCGTTTAAACACCCTTGCAAAGCAGGACTACTCACTACCTTATCAGTGTACCTCTCTTATCGGTATTCATGTAAGCATGTCAAAGAACTCTCTTCGTGAAACTGTTGTTTTGTTTCAACGAGAGCAAATATAGGTGAACTTTCAATGCAAACAAAACAGACTAAAGAGATAGAAGCATTTCACATGAAAGGGATAAATAGGTACACGGATAAATAGGTGTAGAGGGGTTGAAAGTTTTCCGAAATTTTTACAAATGATGTGTTAAAATGGGGTGTGTTTTTGGGGTGGGGTTTGAGTAAAGAAAATTTTAAGCAAAACATGGAAAACTCACTCAGGCAAAAATTCGCAAATTTTGACAAAATGAATTGAGCGCGACGATAGTGGATAAAGGCAAAACAAAAATATTTTCAAAAAAGTTTGCAGATATTTTTGCAGAATTTTAGGTGTAAAGAAAAATGATACATTTGCAGTCACTTTCACTTTTGCCGAAAGTGAAAGCGGATAAAATAGCAAATAATGTTCGCGTACCTTATTATGCAAAGGAAAAAAGAGGGGTGGGTGTACCCCTGGGACTGGATGCCTAACGCAAATTTTACCCCATTTTTCAAACTCATTTTTGAAAGACATTCAGAGCCATCCAGCCCCAATCACACCCCATCCAATCACTCCAGACCTTTCATTATACACCTTAAATTTGCCCCTTTTCAAGCCCCACAATCAACTTTCTCCGCATCACCTTAATAACTGGCTACAAATCTCACAAAACACCTCACAAAGACTGTTTCCTGAACCTCAACTAATAGCAACTTGAACTTGTTCAAAAGCTGGAAGCCTGTCTGCACCACAAATTATTCTCTCTGACATATAAAAACGACCTTGATATGATTCCCAAAAATTCTTCCCATCTGATTTTCAAAGTCGTTTTTGGTTAAAAGCCTATAATTATGGCCATATTACATATTATATCGAAAATACCCCGAATTTCGCACAGAAACAGCCTTATTTTCGATTTTTAGGCTTTCGGTGGGTAACTATAAGGCTCGGCTTGCAAAATGCGCTCAGAATGGCCTTAAAATGGTTCATTTGATTTTGACCGCCACAAAAACGTAACTTTGGGTGGCTGGCAGCGATCGAGCGGCGGCGGTGTGGCTAATTATTCGTGAACACTTCTTTTGCTTTTAATAACAGAATCAATAACATGTTCTTTGCTTACGATAACTCCAATAAATATTTTATAAATAAAATGCTGGAAGTTGAACTTGATGTTCTTTCTTAAATTATCTCTTATGTTTTTAATGCTTTTCTTATATGCCTTACGGCATGATACTGGAAGTTGTCCTGTATCTCTTTACTCAAATAAACTCATAACAAAAGTAGAACTAAGATAATTGGGATTATTTTTATCTTTTTTATTTATCTTAGTTATATTATTGCGAAGGGTCAAATTTACCCCTTCGGATGGGGTCAAATTTACCCCTTCGGATGATTTGAAGTTGCTCCGATGGGGTAAATTTGACCCTTCGGATGAATGTTCCATGTACATTTTTTGCGCTTCCTTTCTGACTTTTTCAATCATTTTCTCATCGACACCAAAGATTGAAATGATGCCAGCCCTTTTCATTTCACGTCTGAGGCAGGCCCCACACCAGTCATCTTGACCCTTGATGATGTCACTTAATTTTCGCCAACCGATTCCATTAAGTTGTTTTTCTGAAATACCATCTGTTCGTTTTATTTTTATCAACCCCAGGTTTTTCAATTCGGAAATCGTTCTCTTGATTGTCTTTTCCGACAATCCAGTTTGAAATTCCAGATCAGCATTACTTAGTCTGCAACAGCTTTCTGAATCTTTATTTGAAAATTTGATGATGATTTGTATTACTGACTGTTGTGGTGGTGTCAGGAATCCATCTGCAGAAGTTGGAGAGTGTTTATACGATGTAGAAAGCCCAATTATCAAATCGCGCACATCTTCACCATATTTTTCCTTGTTCTTAGTCATATAAAAAAGTCTTTGATTCTTTTAATTATAGTGCCATATTGTTGGATGCGGTTACTGAAAATGGCCACTTTAACCCAAATTAACCATGTTTCTATAACGTGAAATCTAATTTTTGACTATAATATAATGAACCTTTTAATCTCATGTTAAAAGAGTTTTTGATTCAGCAAGTCGTTCACAGTGGTGGGCGCAAAGCCCTGAATCAATCGGGGCTTTTTAATTTGGGGGTATTCTGGTTTTGATTGTCGATGGGCGGCAAGGAATCGTGCAGGCATCCATGCCTTAAAATGGTAAAACAATAAACGCAAAGGTTGTCAATATGACTCCCCGTGCTGAAATGCGCAAAGCCGCATAAGTAGGCACTTCGCCAGTGACCGGCGAAGGAACAGAAAGGTCACAGCACAAACACATGGATTTTCCAGTTAGACAACAAACTGGATGGTGGACTCTCGGTGACAATTCGGTCATCCCCAGACGCACGTAGAAAGTTCCTATAAGAAGTCGGCAAGACGAGGGTTCGACCCCCTCTACCTCCACAATGCACAGCGGTGTCGATGAGATTTGTTTTAGTAGTTAGTAGTAATATTTATAGTTTTAGGTTTTTAGTTATTGGTAATAACAGAAGCACCACTCTGATTGGGAAATCGGGGTGGTGCTTTGCTTAGTTACAAAAGTGATTCTTGGGAGGTGATGGCGTTCTCTCTGGAGGCTTGCACTCCATCTGGTACTCAACCTTGATGTCGGGCCTATAGTAACCACAACAATCATCACGCTTAACGGCTTTTCTCAGTTTCATGCAGTAGCCTTTCTTCATCCTGAAATTAGATGACGAGAATGACTTGCAGTATTGACAGCAGTCATCCACATACTCTTCATCGTGATCATCCATTAGGCAATATGAATTTTACACCTTGGTTCTTCTTCCAGTTCTTATCGAGTTTCAAAGATTTCTGGAAAAACTCTACCAACTCATTCATATATGTTTCCTGGCACCTGCCTTTATAGTAATAGATGCAGCCGTCAATTTTGGTGCAGTCTTTTGTGGTGACGGCTGGAACCATCATCTTTACTTCACCATTTACCATCTGAGGTTGTGGGTGCAGGTCTTTCAATCTGCAATCAAGAGACACAATCCTGATGCCATTTGGCAGGTCTTGGTACTCAAACACGTATTTTTTATTCGGGTCTAACATAGCTTAATCGTATTCTTCGTTTTCAGTTGGGTCATTGTTTATCTCATATTGTGCCCTGATGTCCTTATACTGAGACGGCACGATGCGGTTGATGTTTTTGTCTTTCAACTTTTTTCGCAATGCAGTCAGGCCACCAGCTTTCCATTTCTCACTCATTTTGTCAAGAACCTCAATCGTACTCCAGTCAATGATTTTGTCACGCTTTTTGCCCGCAATCTCATAGTAGATGATGCCCATGTTTTTCAGCTTGGTCATAATGTTGGCGATAGAAATGTGCGTCACACCAACTATTTTAGCCATTGCAGTTGTCTTGATGATGCAGCAGCCATGTTCACGGTGATGTCTCAGTATGATTGCGAACACTTTCATTTCGCTGGCAGTAAGATATTCAAACAGGACCATCGGCATAGGCATAGTCCTGCCAGAGAACACGGTTTCCTCTCTAACGACAGTAACCGTCTTGTACTTTACACGGGGCAATTTCACTTCTCCATCGCCCTCAATGATAGGATTTCTCATTGTTTTATTCGTTTTGCTGTTAATAAAGGACACTACAGGCAGTTTGCCAGCAGCGAAACGAATATGTTTTCATCAAATTATCGCCACAAAGTTACTGATTTTTGTTCGTTATTACAACTTTTGATTAAAAAATATATTATATAATGGTGAAATTAGGTAAAATTTGAGTAATTTTGCTGCCGAAATTTGATGACGGCATATTATGAGCAAAACAAAAGAGCAAGTCAATAGATACCTGACACACTGCAGGTTCCAAGCCGATGACTGGAATAAGATTCTTTTGTATTGTAGGCAAAACAACCTTGGATATGCTCATAAGTCTGCGCATCCTAAGTCAGATTCCACATTCGACCAATTTATTGAATGGATCAAGAACGGTTTTGGTTCTGGTGATGTCGTTAGATATGGCCACACCATTGGAATCTTATCTACATGCACTCCAGAATATAGCTTGCTGTGTGCTTATTATTCGTATGACAATAAATTGCTTGTGTCTGATTTGCAGATTTCTACTGATAGAATTATCGAAGCTACTGACACAGATAAGAAAAGAATTTATGGAGAACTGAGAATGTCCGGCTTGGACTTCGATGAGAGGTTAGCCAGGATATGCGAGAAAAAGTTACCTCCAGTTCTTACGAGGATTGTTTACCGGCATGATGACATACTCGGATATGGAATAATCAGATGTTACAAAAACAATGTTGCTCATTTTGTGTTTGGGATAGAGAATGGAGAAATCAAACGGGATTTTGAGATACCGATTTTTGAATTTTCTTCTAATGCCATAGACAAAGACGGCATAGCAATCATTACCAACACCCTCAATGATTCTTTGCTCAGATGGAATACTTCTACTTGTCAACTGGAACATCTGCATCCAAGGGCAAGGTTCGGAGAGACATACTGGTATATTACTGATAAGTTTTCTGTTTCAAATGCTATAGAGAACAATGCTCCAACCAGTAATGTGCGATATGAGAGAGGTAATTATTTCCTTAACCATGCAGAAGCAACGGAGTTTCTGATGACCATCCAGCAATTGCGCAAAAAGAAAGGTGACGAATAATCGCCACCTATGCAAAATCTTTGTTTACAGCTTGTTCATACCAATAGTTTTCTGCTGTCTCGTCGCTTACATCATCGACTATTGATTCTTGGTTATTGGCCTTATTCCATTCGCGGATTTTATCAGCAGAGAATACACAAATGGAATCTGCAATCTCTGCAACCTTTACTCGATCGTTCCAAGTGCTTCGGATTTCTTTTAGAGGCATGTCAACGTACTTACGGCACTCCTGCCACCAGTTTACAATATACCTGTCATTGATTGGCTGATTTGTCCTGAGAGCCTTTGCCATGTGAAATGCCCATACATAAGCTGCTACTTCAATATCTGTCAGCTTATCCCATCCGTCGTTGTCATCATCATAAGCCAGGTAAATGATTTTCCTGAGATAAAGACTGTCATCTTTGAGTGCCTTGCGCTGGTCAGTAAATGTGACTGGATTTTCTTCAACATTCTTGACACCTTGTTTACAGATTGAATATTCACCATCATAGACAGGAAACTGAAAGGCATCAAGTAACCGTTGCTCGTCTATCTTTGCACTGTTTCTGATAGTGTACGGTTTTCCGTTGATGTCAATTGGTAGTCCGTTTTCCTTTGCTTCCATGAAATCTTTGATGGCAGACTGATAGAACCTGTCAAACACCTCAGTCGGCATTGATTTACCCCAGATAAATGGATTCTGGTCATCATCAGGGTCATTATGGATTAGGTCTGTAAGTGCCATTATTATGTAGGCAGCAAACAGCTGATAGGGATTTCTGCTTATCTCTCTTGTTCTTTCTGTAAAGAGATAGATGTCTGTGTCTGAATAACTCGGATAGTCTGTTTTCATTTCTTTAGGCAGTTTTGCATTTTCTGTAAATCTGATATATACTGAGAGCAACGTCTGATGGCAAGATATGCAGCTTCCCTCTCTTTATACTCAGGCTTCCCATGTTTTGTATAGCTCTTTAGTTCTTCAAGATGGTTCTGTGCTTCTATCATCATCAAGTTCAATAGCTCAGAATGAGAGTGTGCTGGAATGGCATCTTTCTCAAAGACAGACTTTGGCACCCAGCTTATACCGTTGTCAGGATCATCGACAAGATAGCCATCATTTCCATGTGTGAGGTTGTTTATCTTTCCGACAATCTGTTCTGCATTGGACTGGAACATTGGTTCTGCATCCACATATTTTACGATTTTGTATCTTTTCATTTTTTATGTTTATAAAACAGTTTTGCAGTATATTTGGGGCATACATTGCCCTTCAAATCCAATGGTGCTGCAGATAAGATGTCAAATACAGAAAAATCGACATTTGCCACCTTATCTGTGATGTTTCTGGCACACCTCTGACACAATCCATGCCAGGGGTGGCCATAACAGAGAGTGTGGTCCTCAATCATAATGAACTCTTCTGGTATTTGACGAACTCCATTGCCTCTTCCTCTTTCTGAAAGAAAGCCTCACTCTCAGTAATCACGTCATTTTCGCATTTAATTTTCTCAATTTTAGGCATCATCATTGTATGCCAATAGCTGAGAAATCCTTTTCTTTGAACAACTACTCCAATTCTTTTGTTGTCTGCAAACACTGGAATGATGCGATACTTTGTCGCAAAGAACTCCTTAATTTTCTTCCACATAATCCATTATTTTTTTTAGTGTTAATAATGAATATGCTTTCATCAAATTGTTATTGGTCTATTGTTTCAAAATCATCATAATGTTCAATATCCAATATATTACAGAATGAAGGGCACTTTTCGTTGCCAACCAACCAGTCTCTTGGTATCGCATTATATGGCCCTGATTCATATTCTTGCTTGATATTGTAGAGCAAGCAGTGGTATCGGTCGTAACAGCCTATATTCTGGCAATCAAATCTTCCACGTCTCAAACGATGGAACAGCTTGCCGGAAATCCACCATCCTGTATCTGGAAGTCTGTCTCTCAGGCATTGCGGAACCTCCCCATATTTCCAGATGTCATTGCTCTTTTTGATTTCCCCATTCTTTTTCAGTATATAGTGCATATATCCATCGCCACCAAGCATATCTCCAGCACCGATGTTCTTTTGCGGAGGCTGAATATCATAACATACGCCTGCAATCACCTCCAAATTTGCATTTTTGGATGCAGCCAGTTTTAGCCAATTTGCACAATCATTACACACAAAGCCGCTCCATGCCTTGTCAAAGGTATGTGCCTTGGTCATACTGGTGAAATCCCAGAATGTTTTACCGCAGCAGGGGCATTTGTGTTGATGGGTGCTCATATTTCTATTGAATTAAATACGCTACCTATTTCACTGCTTCTTAGTCCGATATATATCATCGTGGTTTGAATGGAATGGTGTCTGAATATCTGATTTAGTATCACAAGAGATTCCTCTGTGCGCCCCATTTTGTTATACACATAACGGCCAAAGGTCTTTCTGAAAGTATGGCTGCTGAAATTTCCAATCTGAATGTGGTATTTGTCTTTCCACTTTTTTAGATTCTGATTGATATTTTGGCGCGTATAGACCTTATTTGTCTCATTATTTATAAAAATGTACCTATGTACGTTTGGTCTTTTTAATTTGTTATATAGTTCTATCAAATGTTCAGATGTATTTGAGCCAATGGGTATTGACTTCACCTTTCCAGTTTTTTTCTCTTTAACTGTTACAGACCTTTTGTTCAAAACCTCATCCCATGTCAGCTTTAGTACATCACTGATTCGCAATGCGAGACAGAATGATAACACACAATAAGTACACCATAGGAACTGGCCGTCATCGTCCAGGCACTTGATCAACCGTTGGTATTCATCGAACGGAAGATAGTCAGATGTAGTAATAGAACCTCTTACACTCATATTATTTGATTTTGATTCGGCTGCAAAGGTAGGAAAAATATTTTAGAATTTGATAACATTTTGTGTAAATGTTTGGTTAAATATTGTGAATGACAATATAAACCTTTGAGAACGTGAGAGTTAAACATTTCTTAAAATACTAACAAAAAGTAACGGGCAGCTCGAAAGCTACCCGAAACCCAACACATCGAATATGAGAAATGATTGTCTTACTTGACACCAGAGTGTCCGAATCCTTGTTCTCCACGTTCTGATTCATCCAATGTTTCGACCTCAATCAGTTCAGCTGTTTCATGCTTTGCGATAACCAGCTGTGCGATACGGTCGTTAGGCTCAATGAAGAACGTCTCATTGGAGAGATTGATAAGCAGCGCACCAATTTCGTTACGATAACCGGCATCTACGGTGCCTGGTGCATTTAGAACAGTAATGCCGTGTTTCAGTGCAAGTCCACTGCGAGGTCTTACTTGCGCTTCATACCCAACTGGAAGCTGAATCTTTATACCAGTAGGAATCAGCTTGCGTTCCATTGGATGCAACACTACCTGTTCATTGATGTTTGCTCTCAGGTCCATTCCAGCATCTGTAGGAGTGGCATAAGCTGGAAGTGGATTATTCGATACATTGATTACTTTGACTTTGATTTTTTCCATTGTTTACTATGTCTTGCTGTTAATACTTGGAATCTGTTCTTATATTGGCTCTCCAGAATAACCTCATCTTTTTTCATGTTTCTTGTTGCATATATGTGTCTGTCAACTCCCATCTGTTTGTCATATTCCAGTAGTGTGAGTGTATTCAGATCATCTATGTCGAGTATGGTATCTTCTGGAACCTCTCTAAAATAAAATCCTCGTGAGGAAATCATTTGACCATTGCAGCAGCGCAATAGAATTTGGTGTTTGATACCAGTAATCTTTTCTGTTGCGCTATACGACTGGAATATTCCTGTTAGTCGTAGCGAGCTGTCAAATGCCAGTACCCTTAGAGGTGTTTTGAATCTGTCTGCCAATTTAGCTTGTTTCATTAGCGTTTCGTGTATCAATTATTTCCTGTAGTACCTCATTTGGCACTCTCGTAGCAGCAAGTGTGGCTATCAGGCCATCACTGATTGCAACTCCATTATCCAGTAAATCCCATATCATAGAATTGAAATAGGCATAGATGTCTGGATTTGAGAACTGCAGGAATGTAATTGCAAGTTCTTTGTGTATCAATATGTGGCCATCTGTATTCAGGAAGAAAAGCTCTCCTGCATCCAGTTCAAGCCTTGTTATGAGTGCATTGATAAAGCATTTGCATACCCGACTGAAAATCTTGTAGTCTATTGGCTCCAGCTCATTTTCCTCATAATAGCGTGTGGCATCGAACACTGATTGTCCGTTTGCGAGATTGCCGAATTTCATAGATGGGAAATCGGCAATCTCTGTTTTTTCACACTTTATTTGCTTTACCAATGCGGTTAGCTTATAGTCCATTATTCTTCTGTTTCAGATTCTTTCTTTGCGTATTCAAATACGGACCAGAGATTTGTTTCCTCGATTTTGAGAATAACATAGTCAATCATTGTGCCGCCCATAACTTCAACAACAGCTTTTTTAGCCTGTTCGAATGAACCAGCCTGGAATAGGTATGTAACCTTTTGATGTTGCTCTTTCTCAGTTTTTTCATTGATGGTAATGAAGTCCAGTTTGACCTTATACCAGCGGTCAGCACTTTCGTCAGCATCATTGAAGAATACTTCTTTGTATTGTGCAATCTTCATGGCTGTCACATCAAACTCTCCAGAAATATACGATGACATTTCTTCGATGAAACGCTTTTCTGCTTCTGTAAAGCTTAGTGCATCTACCACATTTGTTTCTTTGACCTTCTTTTGTAGGCCATCTTCCATTGTCTTTTCGTACTGACAAGTACATTCAAACCATTTTGCTGTTCTACTGCGCATAATTAAAAAATGTTTAGTGAATAAATAACTGTTTATAATATTATAGTGTTCTCTGCACTTAACAGGTTAGAAATGTATTCGTTATTTATTGTTAAACCATTTGTTTATCGAGGTTTCCAGCAATAAAAAGACAAAATTTTCTCTGCACATTTTGACATTTGAAGTTAGTTAGAGAGCTTTTGAGAAAGGCAAAACCATGATGGCAATATCAAAACTATTATTGATAAATCTATATTCAAATGCGCAAGAGAATAGAAAAGGCATCAAACGGCATGTTTGTAGGCTCCACACCTCTGGAGTCTTATTATAATATTGTGAAAAAGACGGTGCAAGAGTACACCTTGGAACTAACACGGCATTGTCGCTTCAAGTCATTGGTCAGCCAGACTGAGGATGGAACTATCTTAGATGACCGTTCTCGCCTCATTGACCAGTATGATGCCTGTCTCATTCAAGATGCGCATTTACAGGCCGTTATTGAGACACTTTTCTCTCACATGCTTGGAGAACGGTATATGATGGCCAAACAAGATGCCAATGGAAAGTGGGTTCGTGATGTTGAGGAATCGAAGAAAATCCAAGGTACACAATTTGAGAAAATCATCAAGGAAATATTGTATGCACAACTCTATGGATATTCTGTCATAGAGGTGCTACCAGACATTGATCCTGAGACTGGTCTGTTGAAAGAGGTCAATTCGATTGAACGTAGAAACATACTTATCAGCCAACGTCGCATCATCCAGCGTCAGCATCAGTGGAATCCTGGATGGGATATTACGACTGAAATGTATCGTCACAATTACATTCCAATTGATACTGGTGGCCTTGGTCTTTTTGCATCTACGACACCATTGGTTCTTGCAAAAAAGTACACCATTGCCAATTGGGTAAATTTCAGTCATACATACGGTCAGCCCATCATTCATGGTAAAACACCGAATGAAAGCTCAGAGGACCGCAATCGTCTTGCTACAGAAATAGCAAATGCAGCTCAAAAGAAAGTTCTTGTAACCGGCACTGATGACAGCATTGACATCAAGACGTTCACGATGTCTAATTCAGAAATGATTTACAAGAGCCTTTTGGAGTTCACCAATATGGAGATTTCCAATCTGATTCTTGGTTCTGAGAGTATGGCAGGTGCAACTCAGTCGTATGTCGGCAGTACCAAGGCACATGAAGATATTTTCCGTGCGAGAATTAAGACATATCGCCGCATCGTTGAAAATGCCATGAATGAGCAAGTTCTTCCAGCCTTGAAATATTGGGGATTTATCAAGCCAGATGTATTCTTCAAGTATTCCAATCAGATTGATATGTCAATGGAGAATAAGATTAAGCTCTATGACATGTTGACCAATAAATACGAAATGGATGCAGAAACCATCAATTCTGATTTTGGAATAACTGTTGGCAAGCAATTCAATATCGGTGTTGGTAGCGGCTCTGTAGTTGGTGGTGAAGGTGAAGATGACCATCATATCATGTCTGATGAGGAATATTATCGTCGCTATGGCCATCGTAGAGGCGAAAAGGCTACTGCCAATGTAAATTTTCTGGACGAGGTACGGTAAAAGGCGACCGTATCTCGGAAGTCATAGCAAGCCTTAGTGATGAAGAAAAAAATAAAAACCAAAAGGAATCAGAAAATCTTTTGGCGGTATTCGTCAATCTATTGAAAAATATGAGTGATAGGACATCAAGAGAGGAAATTCTTGGTGAACTGATGGCTCTTAGGGCAGAATATGCCATTGGTCATGCGCTTGATGGATTTAAGATGGATATAGATGAAGCCATCCAGTTATTAAAGAACACTAAGGACGATACTCTTACAAAAGAAGATATTGATAAGCGAGACAGATTGGTTGCTATGGTGAACAACCTTACGGAGTTCGCTGTATGCGAGGAATACCAGATGTATAAGGCTGTTCTTAAACACAATCCTAATATCTATGATGATGAGCTTGACTGGAATGATGAAGATAGTATGGCTCCTTATTATGAAATATGTAATAGGTATAATAGCACCTATGCAATAGTTGAAAATGAGGATATTTCATACGCAATGAATATTGCATATACATGGCTTCATTGTTCTCCAACCACATATCTCACTTATATGACACAAAATGACGATCGTGTTCGCCCTTGGCATTATGAATTGCAAGGGTTTACGGCTCATCGTGATGATTTCCCAAGCTGGATGATACCGCCTATTGAGTGGGGATGCCGTTGTTTCTTGCTTTCTGAGGGTGGTGACATAATTGCTAATTCAAGCAAAATCAAAAATGTCAAGGCATCATTTGAGGTTCCAGAAAAGCCTAAAGAACTTGATAATATATTCTCTGAAAGTGTTGCTAAATGTGGCCGTATTTTCGGTAAGTCACACCCATATTTCAAAGTTGCAAAAGCTGACAAAGAGAAGCTAAAGGAATATGTTGAAAACATAAGAAAACAATACTATGGCTAAGAAAGGTGGCGGTGGTAGTGGTGGCTGGGTATCAATACCTGAGAAATACAGGAGCGCATTTCCCAGCGACATGTTTGAACAGAAGTCTCGTGGAGGCTATCGTATCAGTGACAGATACACCAGTCCTTATACGGGAAAGAAGTTTGGACTTACTAATCCATACACTCCATTGAACATAAAAATCAATGGTTCTCAGAAAACATATTCTCAGGGCACCTTTCAGACACGCGATAAATTAGGAAGAAGCAAAACAACCGCCCTCAATTTTACTTGGATGAAAAAGCATCTTCTCAGAGTGATTGAGAAGATAGAAGTCAATTCGTTAAACTATACCGTCATCCTTTCTTTGAGGGCGCAAAAAATATTCCAAGATTCATTTAAGAATAAGCAATTCTATTCTGCCGGAGAAGAAAAATGGGAAGCACTTGATGAGAAAACTATCAAGAAAAGAAAGCGTAAGCATACATGGCCTGGAGCTGGTGGCATGTTGCGTGAATATGGCGACATGTTTAGGTCTATTAAAGTGAGACGTGGAAATGGCGGTAAATTCATGGGTGGTGTATATACAGACAAAAGTGAGTATGCCGACCATGCTTATATAGGCAAAAATGGAAGAAAGTATGCCGACAAGCGAGGTTACAAGAGTGGTGTTTATGTTTATGCAGGCTTGCACAACCAAGGTGGCAGGATAAGGGGTGGCCATCGACTTCCGAAACGTCAATTCATGGGCCATTCGACTTATCTCTTTGACTTTGCACTGCAACAGGCAGATAGGTACTTCTTCTTTAATGTTTTCGATTAGTTCAACAATACAAAGACTATAATACAGAAAGCGAAATCAATGATAGTCGATAAGAAAAATGGCCAAGTTATAAGTGACAATCAAACCAGCACATCAGCACCAATTGTTGATGAAAGCGAAGTTGTCGAAGTTCCCCAGCAAATACCAACTGGAGGCATTATTGATGTCCTTAAAGCTATCATTGCAATCCTAAAAGAAGTGCGATGGGAATATGGTGTTCCAGAAAGCCCGAAGATATTTCGTACAGTAAAGGTAGATGACGGCCAGTATAATCGTATTGTAAGAAAGGGTGGCAATACAGAATATGAAGTTGCTTTTCCAGCTGCCTTTGTTCATTTCGTAGATACACAATATCTCGTTTCACAAAAGCGCATTGGAGAGGGCCGTGCAAAATTAAGAATCCATTTTATTCTCAATAGGCTCAATGTGCATGATGAAGAGGTGCAATTTGACCCTTATTATGTCATGGAGAGAATTGACCAAGAGATAACATTGCATAAAGGAGAATACGATTGTCTGCAAGAACGCTGTCAGCTTGTTTATTGGGATTTTCCACAAAGCTTTGATTATGGTTTGCAACCTGGATGGCTAACTTATGAGATATGGTTTAGAGAGGGCAATATATGGGTCAATCGCAGAAAAGTGTATAGGCACATGGTACTTACTCCATTTACGAACCATTCCGACCAGACTGAGGATGCCAATGAGAACAATCATACAAACGCAGATCATCCAGTAGATTTTGAGGCATCTACTCAATTCGTTGATTCAATTCCAAGTAAGCCGACTACGGATGACAGCAATTAACCGCATTGATTTGTTAAAACTATTATAAAGAAAACATCGCAATGACAGAAAAAACTCTAAAATTCGTCAAAGGTGAGGTTGCGCAGGGTAAGCCTGCCAATATCTATTTCTATGACGATGTTGACTATTGGGATGTACGGAGCTTCATCAGTGAGTTCCAATATCTCGAAAATTATGTGAAGCCGTCGAAAATACGCATCCATATTATTTCGACTGGCGGTTCTTGCTATGAGGGCATTAAGGCTTTCTCTATTATCCTTGGTTCTCAGATTCCTACAGAAACTATCAATGATGGTCTTGCAGCTTCTATGGGTTCCGTTATCTGGGCAGCCGGTCAAGAGCGTTTTATGCGTGACTATGCTGTGCTGATGATTCATAACCCACGCATTGAAGATGAGGAAATGGATGAGGATGCCAAACAAGCCGTTGCAGCTTTCCAGAAACAGTTGAAGATTATCTATCAGCAGCGTTTTGGCTTTGATGAGGAAAAGATTCAGCAGATTATGGATGGCGAAGAAAATATAGACGGCACATGGCTTATGGCTACTGATGCTGTTGAAAAGGGCATCATTGACGAAGCTCATATTCTCAAAAGTTCAAAAGAAGTCGTTGCTCGTATAGCTGCTTCTGTTGATGGTGTGAAGAACGTCAAGGCTATCAGTTCCATTATGCTTTCCCAGCACCTCATGGAAAACCGAAACAATAATTCAACAACTATAATCACAAAAGAAGTTGAGGATTCACTTCATTCTAATCAAAATTTAACAACAATGACAGAAAACGAAATCAAAATGGTAGCAGCCCAACTCGGTATTGCTGAGGACAAGGCTACTGGTGCAACCATTACCGCAAAGGTGAATGAGTTGCTTACCAAGGAGAAGCAGTTCGATTCTGTTAAGGCAGAGTTGCAGACCGTTAAGGACACGCTTGCTGCCAAAGAGACAGAGTTGACTGGTTGTAAAGCGTCGGTTAACAACCTGACGCAGAATCTCGACACCGTTAAGGCCGAACTCCAGACCTACAAGGACAAGGAGGCACAGGTTCGAAACGCTGAAATCACTGCTATGGTGGAAGCAGCCATCAAATGTGGCAAGATTACCAAGGAATCGAAAGACACTTGGGTTAAGCTGGCTACTGACAACTATGAGCTGGCCAAGCAGACTCTGGATGGCATTGCAGCTCGTGACAACATCACTGGCAAGATTGCTAACGATCCCGCAAATCATGGTGCTGCTGCAGAGGGTATGAAGTCAGAGGAAGAGAAGCTGGCTGAGAAAGTTCATGCCGCTGTTGGCGATGGCTTCAAGCTGTTGACACCCAACTTCTAATCGAGTATTCACTAAAAACAAATAAAAGCAATGGGAACATTCAATTTTAACCAAGGCCAACAGGATTACAGAGGCGAAGTCCTCAACCATATCCTTACCTATGCCATTCAGGAGAATGAGACCTACAAAGAGGGCCTTATTCACATCAAGGCTGGCATCCAGAAGCGCTGTGCCCTTCCGTTGATGCAGAGTGGTAAAATCATTCAGGACCACAAGCCAACTCCTGACAACAGTGTTGGTGAGTTCAACTGGACGCAGCGTACTTTGGAGCCTAACGACTTCATGGTATATATCGAGTTTAATCCTCGTGATTATGAGGACTACTACAAGGATTTCCAGCCCGTCAACAACCTCCTGTTCCGTGAGCTTGACCCGACCGTACAGGCCGCTATGCTTTCTCAGGTGTTGAAGAAGAAGGAAGCTTATCTCGATCACGCCATCTGGTGTTCTGCCAAGGCCGCTACCAAGGCCAAGATTGCCGCTACCAATGCACAGGAGCTTACTCTTTCTATTGGTGCTGATGATGAGGCAGGTCCTATGAAGTATTTCGACGGTGCTATTGCCCGACTGCTTGCTAACTATGCTGCTGAATCTGATTCTGAGGATGCTTTGGGCGGCAAGTACATTCCTGTTGGAAATGGTACTTTCAGTAACGGCGAAGAGGTTGAGAAACAGCTGTATAAGATGTGGCGTGCTTGTCCTCCGAAGATTCGTAAGACTCCTGGTCTGACATTCCTCATGGACTACAACACATGGGATATTTACGACCAGTATCTCTCCAACAAGAGCTTCAAGTACACTGACAACCGTGACGAGAACCAGCACCGCTTCCGTGGAAAGCGCATTATTCCTTTGGTTGCACTGCCTGACAATACCATCCTCCTTGGTAAGTTCACCAGTGACATTGATTCGAACCTTTGGGCTGGTGTTGACTATGCAAGCGACCAGAACGTGCTCCAGGTTGAGAAGTTGCAGGCCAACAGTGAGCTGTGGTTTATGAAGATGATCCTGAAAATGGACGTCAACATCGTTAAGCCTGGTGAGATTGTTGCCCACCTGCCTTACACCTACGATGGTGTGCCCATTATCGTTCCTGGTGGTAATGATGATGAGGATGACGTTGAGTTCACTGATGTCAAGGCAGCTGAAATCTTCTCTGCTGTTGCCGACCCGACTGGTCAGAACCCCTATTCTAAGGGCTGGTACACTGAGAGCGACGGCACTTACACCAAGTGTGCTGACACTGAGACCACAACCCAGCAGGATACAACCTACTACGAGGCTGCAAATCCCAAGACTGAGGGCTGGTACGAGCGCAGTGGTGAAGAGGGCAGCTATACTTTCACTGAGTCAACCGACGAGACGTACAATCCCGCTAAGACCTACTGGAAGGTTGTTGAGTAAAACCGCGTGACAGGGGCTTCGGCCCCTTCACTCAAATTCTATACAGCTATGAAGAAAAAGAGCGAAACGGTTGAAACTCCGAAAAATGCCTCTGAAAAGGCAACTGCCATCAGTGTTAGCTTCTCTGATGCGCCTGTTGTAGTCAAGGGTAAGATTGCCAAGCCAAAGACATGCGTAGGCCGCATTGTCAAAAAGGGCAAGTAATTGATTCCTTGGTGCAATGAGTTGATTTCAAAAATAAGTAATAAAAATAACAACAGATAATGACAAACACAAACTTAGGTGGTGTCTTTACGAAAGACACTGATGGCAATATCGGTGGTGGCGCACTTGTCAGCACTGAGAACGTCTGTGGTCTCATTTTCGACACCAAGGGTTTTGAAAACCCATTTGGTCAGACTACTCAGGGTGATGGTCAGAACGCTACCCTTGTTGCCAATACTGCATCTGAGACATTTGCCAATGGCAATGTTGTTGAACTGAACTCTATGAAGGACGTTAAGGCCGCTGGTATTGACGAGAACGTGATGAACGGTCTTGTTTACCATCACCTGAACAACTTCTTCACTCTCGCAGGTAACAACCAGCGTCTGTTCTTGATGTTCATGGATTCCACAAATGATGCCAATTTCACTGCCATTGAGAAGATTCAGCTGGCAGCTAACGGCATTATCTATCAGATAGGATTGTGGACCACCCAGCCATTCGCACAGAAGTCTGGCAGTGACATCACTATCATCGACAATGGTATTCTGTCTAAGTTACAGGCACAGGCAGAGGTTCTTGGTGGAAAGATTGACGTGATTAACTATGAAGGTTTCTCTCCCGTCAACATTCTGCTGAACGCTCCTGTATGTGACGATGCAGTCGTTGACATCACGAAGCTTCCTGACATTGCTACGCTTGACCTGCCAAAGGTAAGTGTTCTGCTTGGTCAGCCTTCTAACGATGCAGTCCGTACCATTCAGGAGAACATCGGTGTGAACAATACTACGGCTGTTAATGCCATTGTTGGTAACATTGGTGCTGCACTCGCTTGTCTGGCAGTTGCTCCATCTGAGGTTAGCATCGGTTGGGTTGATGGATTCAACCTCGCACAGGTGATGACACAGGCAGAGCTTGGTTTCGGAAACCTCGCTCGTGACAACAGCACGAAGAAGTTTACTGCCGCTGCTGCTTTCAACAACATCAAGACGTTAGGCTACACCAGTCGCAACAACAATCTGCACCGCAAGGGCTACATCTTCCTGACTGACTATGCCGGCATTGAGAATGGTGTGTTCTTCTCTTGCGACCAGACTTTGAGCACTGGTGATTACCGTTCTATAGCTCGTGGCCGTGTGATGCACAAGTCACGCCGTGTTGTTCGTTTGGCACTGCTTCCTTATGTGAACTCAACATGGGAGCTTGACGCTGCTACTGGCCGTCTGTCCGCTTCTGACATCACGAAGCTCCAGAACATCGTCATCAATGCCCTTGATGTCAACATGGTTGACCCAGGCACCTCTAAGCCTCAGATCAGTGGCCGTAAGTGTACTATTGATGCAGCCCAGAACATTCTCGCTAATGACGAGCTGCGTATTGGCTACGAAATGGTTCCTGTTGGCTGCACGTCTGCCATCTATGTAACAGAGGGCTTCACCACATCAGTTAAGTAACCGTTAAAACGAGACAACAATGACAAAAATCAATCACGTCGCTTATTCGTGGTCTATGATTCAGCTGCAGACCACACTTGAAGGAGAGAGTGCTGATTCTCCGTTGTTCGTTGATGCCACCGCTATCGAGTGGTCAGCAGAGCGTAAATCGGAGCCTATCTATGGTCTCGGTGGTCAGCCCCGTGGTCGTGGATTCGGCAACATTGAGTACAGTGCCTCTATCGAACTTTCCTATCTTGCACAGGTTCAGCTCCGCGCCAAGTCTGAGGACGGCACTCTGATGGGTCTCGGCCAGTTCAATCTTATGATTAGCTGGGTGAATGACTTCGCAGAGAACGTCACTACGGAAGTTGTTACTCTTGCAGAGTGCTACTTCACTCAGAGCGGCATGGATGCCAAGCAAGACGATACCAGCATCACCAAGTCGTTCGACCTCCATCCGTATCGCATTTACACCAATGCGAGCGCACAGACAAGCTGGTCGAATGAGCTGTATGCGAAGTAGTTGGAACTCTCCACAATCAATGAAATGGGTGCTTTCTTCGGATTGCACCCATTATTTTATGCTTTTTTATGAATTGACGATAAGTGTTTTTTCACTATAATATAATAGAAATACGAATACACCCAATTTTATATTTCAAAACAAAAAAAACAAAAGATTATGGAGAATCCCGCTAATCAGGAGACCAACAACGGCCTCATTCTTGCAGACAACAAAGTAGAGCTGTCTGTTGAGACACGCGAACTTATCACAAAGAAGATTGAAGAACTCCGCACTAAGACTGGTGTTAAGCGCATCCAGGCTATTGCTGTTGCAGGTGATGAGTATGACGAGAAGCCACTGTATATCGGCTATTTCCGTCGCCCGAACACTATGCAGTTCTCACTCTGGATGAATCAGGCACAGAAAGACCCTGTTCAGGCCAACAAGACTCTTGCACAGAACACATTCCTTGATGGCGATAAGGAACTGGTTGACAATGAGGATCTGTTCCTGTACGGTCTGATGTCAAGAATCTCGGACTTGATTCAGAGCCGTAACGCCGACCTGGTAAAGCTATCGAGCGCTGCAAAGTAGATGATAAGGACTATTTTCGCCAGCGCTGTATTCTAATCGCCCATTACTTTCCCCAAAAGGATTACATGCAAATGGATGATGATGAATTTGCAGAATGGTCAGAGAACGCCTTATGGCTACACTCCCAAATGCAAATGCTACAGCAATCCAATACGATGAACGCTATGGGGGCAGCGTTTGGGCAAAAAAAGAGGTAAGTCTTGCACTATTGCATGGTTTACCTCTTTCTTTTTCACATGCACTATAATAAATAAAAACAAAGCGATGTCAGGATTAGGGAATATTAGTCTGAGCAAACTCAATTTGCTTAATGCCACGTTCTCTTTTGACGAGAGTATCTGTGGCATGTTATTCGATTATGGGCTGTACTCCAGCCCATTTGATGACCATGTTCAGCTTGAAAGCTATTTTGGAAACAATCAGGTTCAACTTGTCCGAAACTTGGAAGAAATGGAGGACATGGGGCTTGATGAAGGGTTTATGAATGGTGTACCTTACTATCACATCAAGCAGTTCTATGACTATATTGGAACGGATGCAGATTTGTATGTTATGTTTGCCAATTGCCTAAATGGTGATTTGCCAGACTTTGAGGCTATCCAAATTATCCAACAGGCATCAAACGGCAAGATATTCCAGCTTGGTATATGGACTGAGCAATGTATCTGGAAATCAGGCTATGGAAACTATGACTTTACTAATCTGCTTGGTGAGATTGAATCACAGGCAGAAATCCTTTCAGGAAGGGTTAATAAGACCGCTGCTGATGGATTGCCGCTCAGTGTTGTTTTGAACGCTTGTACGGCCAAATTAGATGATGTTGACCGCAATGTCATTGACCATACAAGTCTGCCGGATGCAACCACGCTCAACTTCCCAAAAATATCTGTCATTCTCGGACAAAACGGAACTGATGCGGTACATGCTATGCAAAAGACAAACCACAACTATACTCCAGTTGGATTCATGGGATTGGCTTTGGCTTGTTTGCACCTTGCATCTGCTGAAATGAATATCGGATATGTTGACAAATTTGACCTCAACAAGAACGATAATCTGACCAATCCAGAATTGGGATTTGGCAGTATGGTTGAAGATGAATATACACCTCTTGATGACTTAAATGTTGTCAGGAGAAATGTCATATCCATCAAGGGCTATATATTGCCGACAACTTATAGGGCCAAGGAAGCTGGTATCTATTTCAGCAATGACCAAACCCTTTCTGAAAAAGATTTTGCCAGTATCTCACTAAATCGTATAGCCCACAAATGCCGTCGCATCATTAGGTCTGTTATGTTCCCATACGTCAATGGAAATATAGAAATTGACCCGTCAACTGGTGGCATGAGTGGCATTGACCAGGCAAAGATTGCTAATCTCATTACTGAGAGATTGGATGCTAATATGGTAAATCCTCTCGGACAGCAGCAAATAAGCGGACGATATATCACATTTGACAATACCCAAAACATTCTTGAAACTGATGAGCTGGACGTAAATTGTTACTTCATTCCAGTTGGCAGTAATATGACTATTGACATTCAGGAAGCCTATATTCTGAATGAGTAAGCATTATATGCTTAAAATTTGACGGTGGCAAAAGACTATAATCTAAAAATAGTATTTCACAATGGCCGATAGGATAAAAAATTATGAGATAAATTATAATATCACGTCCAATGCCTTAGAAGCTGCACGTGGTTTTAATTCTCTGCTTTATTACGTTGATCAATTATCTGGTAAAAACAAGTACACAGGTCTCGCACAGGGTATTACTGCACTGAACGGAGAAATCAATGGAACCGTTAGGAATCTCAACAATTTGAAAAATGCTTTTGCTGAGATTCGTCCTGAGATTGACATGAGTGCTTTTAGAAGCCAAATTGGTCAAATGCAACGCGCAGTCTCTGAGTTTGCACAGCAGACCAGAAACATTATGCGCATGGCCATGAGTGGTACTGATAAGCAATTTGCCAAAGCAAGGGGTGCAATGGCTGGTGACATCTTTGATGCTTCCAGTATAAGATATTTTGAGGATGAGTTGAAGAAAATGCCTCAGAAAATCTCTGATGCAACCAAAGACTTTGAAAAGGCCAAAAAGATATACGATGATGCCGTCAATACTCCCATTACATATCCAAAGGGGGCAACTGCAGAACAGCAAAAGGACATTGATGACAGAGCCAAAAAAGAACGTGCATCACTTCTTAGGAATCTGAAAGAACGTGAGAAAATACTTAAAGGCTATCAAGAGCAAGAAAGTAGTTACAAGCGTTCTATTGAGAATCTACGAGGTTCTTTATCTTCTGCATCTTTAGCTCCTATAGCTGGACCTGCAACTGCACCCAAAACTATTCCAGCCGGTTATCAAAAAGCTATAGACCTAATACCAAAATGGCAGCAAGAGTATGAAAGGACAAGAGCTGCTGCTTTGGCTAAGAGAGCTGAATTGGCAAAGACTATTTCTGAGCCTCAACGAATAGCAAAGCCTGATTTCTGGAGCAAGATTGGCTTGTACAATTTGATGAGAGACTATGATAATGAGGTAAGAAAGTATGCCTCTAATCAGAGTGACTATCAAAAGGGCAAGATGGAAGCTGCCAGAAGCCTTGCTATGGGCGGCTTTGGCCTTGCTAAAAAAGATGCTGAGTTTGATGAACTGCACAGACAATATCGTGCATACGACCAGTACAGGGAGCAATATAGAAATTGGGTCAATGCTGGAAAACCGCAAGGACAACCATACAACCAGTCAGAAGAATACAAGAATTATCGTGCTGCCCTTAAACGACTGAGGGCTGCATACGGCATACAGAGACAAGCAGAAGCATTGAGGGCTACAATGGCAAGCTCTCCTGTATCTGCACCAACTGGAGGCGGTGGTGGTGCATTGCCGCCAATTCTCGGAATACCACCTCAAATCATGGAGCAAGCATACACTGGTAAGCTTACTCTTGTTCCTGATGTAGCTGGTGCAAGAGCCGCTATTGCTGCTGAAAAATTCAGTGCCAATCTCACTCTTGTTCCATTGATTTCTGAATTACGAACGAAGCTTAATGCAGAGACATTCAAAGTCAATGTAACGCCATCCATTGCAAAAACAAAGGGGAAAGCAACTGGAGCAATAGGCACATTACAGGAAGAAATAGATGCCTTACAGCGTTCTGCAAAGGCACCGATAACTGTTGGTACGCATCTTGATCGAGGCGGTCTGTTAGGTCGCGCACAAAGTGGCTATAACACACTCCAGACATTAGCTAATCGTCATCCTATCACTTATAAACTGGCATCAGATGGCAGTGGTGGCTTTAGTCTCAACCAAGCCCTGACACGTCTTGCTCAATTGGCAAAGAACCGTCCTGTGCCATTTCGTATGGTACATGACGGTAGTGGCGCATTTAGTCTGAATCAGGCATTGGCACGGCTCCAGACACTTGCATCTACTCGTCCTATTGCCATCAGTCTTAATGCTAATATCGGCAATTTGCAGACTGCCATTACAAAAGCCTTAACTACAAATGCTGGTGGTCCGAAATCATTCCCGATTGACATCAAGCCAAGAGTGGGTGGACTATCACAATCTATCAGAAACGCATTAACTGGTACTGGTGGCACTCCTAAGTCATTCTTTGTTGATATAAAGGCTCGTACAAACAGTCTCATTAGCTCTATTACAAGGGCATTAAGAGGCAGGTCTTTTGATATAAATGCCAAGCTCAACACCAATAATCTTGCTGGTCAAGTGCCATTGCTGGAACGACTGCAACAAGTATGGGCCAAACTACCACGAACAGGTACACGAACATATACCGTCAATCTAAAGACAACTGGATTAGGCGATATAGCTAAGATTGAGCGTGTCATAGCGTTAGTGAATAGTCTGCCATCCAGCAAAACAAAGAATTATCGTGTAAATACGGTGAGCGGCAATACTGGTGGCACAACTTCATTGTATGCAGCTGGTGGTGCAAGTGGTGGTCGCATCTATAGTGGCAGAGGTGATGACTTTTATTCTCGCTCTCGCAAATGGGCTTATCCGTTTACTGGTAACACCTCATTTGGCGCACGTACTCCAGCGGCTCTTGACATGATTAAGGGCATGGGTATGATGACTGGCATCGGTGGTGCCATGAGTGTTGTCAGCAGTTCTTTCTCTGATGCAGTCAGCTATCAGAATACGATGGAGACCGCAAAGGCCATTCTGAAAGATAATTATAGCGGCGGCAATTTTGACCAGGATTACGATAGCATGGTTCGTGTTGTTCGTGATGTGGCTATGCGTACTAAGTTCACGGCTCCAGAAGCTGCCGATGCAGCACGATTCATGGCTATGGCAGGTCTTAATATTCCAATGATTAAAACTGCCATTGCGCCTATTGCTGATGTTGCAGCTATTTCAGACACAGACTTAGGATTGGTTGCTGATAAGATGACCAATATTATGACTGAGTTTAATGTTGCCCCTCAACAGATGCGCAACCTTGCAGACATGATGACCAAGACGTTCACCAGCACCAATACCGACATGATGATGCTGGCAGAATCGTTGCAGTATGCTGGTCCTATGGCATTTGCTTCTGGTCAGTCGCTTGCTGAAACATTGGCTATGATTGGTATCATGGGTAATAGTGGTATTCAGGCTTCAATGGCTGGTACTACTATGCGTATGATGCTCCAGAACCTTTATAACCCAAACAAGAATCAGGCTAAATTCATGCAGCAGATTGGTTTGCAGACTCGTGATGCAAATGGAAACCGCCACTCCCTGTTTGAAATCCTGTCTGATATATCTCGTTTAACAGGCACCAATGATTCTAAGAATGTTGTTGGCAATCTGTTAGCCGGTAAGGACAATAAAAACAATATTGACACATTCGATGCTGCCAGTAAGTTATTCCGTGTTACGGCTGCTGCTGGTGGTGCATCTTTGCTTGGTAACATTGAAAAGGTTGGAAAGCTTATTCAACAGATTCAAGGTGCAAATGGCAATTCAGAAGCTGTATCAATAGCAAAGCAAAATACTGTTGCTGGTATGTGGGCACAAGCTAAGTCTGCATTTACTGAGGCCGTTGTTAAGGTGTTTGAGGACAGTGATATGCAAAGGCTTATTAATGGTACACTTGGTAAGCTCATCGACTATTTGAAACAGCCAGAATTTATCAACACAATTCAAAAGGTGTTTGATTTGGTTGTTAATGTTATGAGTGTTCTTAAAACAGTCGTTAAAGGCTGGATGTGGGTTTACGATAAATTTGGTGGTGTCGTTAATGAAATAATTAAATGGCAATTTATATTTACTAACATAGGATATGCACTTACTCCATTTATCCAGCTAATTGGACTGTTTTCAACTCTTGGGAATACATTTGGTGGTTTGACTGGTGGTATAATGGCCGCTGGTGGTGCTACTGCTGTAAAAAGGGCCGTAGCTGCTGGTGGTGCAGCATCATTATTGTCGTCTGCCATTGGAAGTGAAGTGCTTGCAGGTGCATTAAGCAATGGGCCAAGAACTCGTGATGTTGTTCCTGATAGTGCTTTCTATAGATATTCTAAACACAATGCAAGAGTAGCTAATCAATTCACTTCACTCGCTCCAGGAGAATATGCAGCAAGTACATCTGTAAAGGGTGGTAAATATGCTCAAATATATGCAGAAAGGGCCGCAAGGTATCGTTCAGCTGCCATAAGTCAATTTAATATGATTGGTGCTTATGCTGCTGGAAAATGGCTGCCTTATATGTCAGATAGTGATAAGAATGGCCTCCAGCAGATGATCAATAGACGCAATAGATTGAATGAAATGGCTAATAGCTATGGAATGTTAGCTGCTGAATCTGCCATGATCAATCGTAAACGTAAGGCTGGCCAATTAAGTGACAAAGAGTTATTGACTCGTGCAGCAAGACAGAACAGACTTAGCTTTGCCAATTACAGAAGAGGCATTGGGATGGCCTTCCAAGCAGGTATGTTCGGATACAATCCATTTGCAGGTCTTTGGACGAGTATAAAAGCTGGATTGACATCTGTTACACTCGGATTAAGTAAAGCATTGGGCGTTATGGCTGGTCCTATTGGATGGGCTACTGCTGCTGTTGCAGGTTTTGGTTATATGATTTATAATCAGATAGACCAAGCAAAACAGTGGGAAGAGTCTATTTTAGGTCTTGCTACTGCTGCCAGACAACGTACAGAAGAATTTTATAACAGATACAATACAATATCTAATGTTTGGGATAATGTTCAAAGTGTCACTATCAATACTCCTAATGTCAACATAAATGAGAATAAGGAGGAAAATAAGGCACTAAAAGATTCATTAGACCCCAAAAAGCTGTTAGGTGCAACTAAGCATGAAGATGTCTATAGGTCTTTGATCAACGAGCAACTGCTAAAAGCCATGCCAGACCTTCCAAAGACATTCCAAGCAGAGGGAACCACCACCAGTACATTACCTTGGTATTTAGCTGGTAGTACAACTGAATCTGATTATTTGAACACAGGTCAAATATCCAGTAATTTGTCTGCTGTTCAAAGACAGATTTTGATTGCTCGTGCTTACGTCGGAAGTAAAGCCCTTGAAGATGCAAGGCTCGCAGCTATACAAGATGAGATTATTGGCCTCGCACAAACATGGCTTAACACACCAAAGGATGAACGTAGTTCTTATGAAGAATTAAGAGCTCAATTTACTCAGGCTCTTAATAGATTCAATCCTGCCAATTTCCCAGGCGCACAGCGCATTGGAGAAAGCAATTATAATAGTGCTATTTATAACCCTGCAAGTAATTACGATTATTATAGTGCAGGTTATCAGCACTTGCTCAATTGGTATAATGAAAATGCAGTCATTAAATCAATTGCAGCTGTAAATGCAATAAACAATGGCGTACAGGCTAATACAGCACAGTGGCTTGGTTATATGGGTGATTTGATGGGTTCCATCGAGTTTACTCAAAAGACAGGAAATGATAAGATCGAGCGATTTACGTTGCCGACCAAT